CAAAAGGATAAAAGACTACACAATACAAGATTATTAATGAAAAACTATAATAAATTAAAAGAACATATAGAAAATGTTAATGTGGATCTAGACATAGAAGTTGACAATGTGGACGACGAAGTTTGGATAACAAGTATTACAAGGACAAAATTAAGGACTATGAAAATGATGGCTTATGTAGACAGCGCCTTGAAAATATTAAAAAGAAGATTTAGAAAAGAATGTATAGAGTATAAATATAGAGCTTTTGAAATGTATTACATCGAAGAAAAAAGTAATGAAGAAATAATAGGAACTTTAAAGTGTGGGAAGAATCAACCTAAAATATGGTCAGATTTAGTGTTAAATGAATTAAGTACTCTATTATGGGGAATCGAGGCTTTAGGGATGTAAAAGGGAAAAGATAGAGTTTTAATAGGGGATATAATAAGGTAAAATGGTAGTAAGTAAAATTATATCTAGCAAGATTATTAAAATATGAGGAGGTGAAAATCCTCCTACTTAAATGTGTATATGTACTAAATCACCTGGTTAATTCTAGGTGATTTTTTTGATCGTTTTTGTCAAATTATTTTTAATTAGCCATAAGGGAAGTATAAATTTCCCCTACGGCCACTAATTTTTATTTAAAGTTTTTACCCTTATATTCTATACTAAAAAAATCTAAATCATTACATTTCACATACTTAATTTTAATATTATTAAGCAGGATAAAAAATAAATAATTTACTATGGCCACTAGAATTTTTAGAAAATTCATAGTGAATACTCCTTTATATAGTTATATGTCATTATAATTATATAATAGAAAGTATAATTATAAAACAGAAAAATAATGGTAATCAAATATGAAAGAACGAGGTTATTAGATAGCAATAAATTAAGTTGTACACAACGTATTGTGGATAATGTGTATAACTTATACTATATATTGTGGTTATATTATAAAATTAATATTTAAAAAGGAGGGTGGCATTGTGAAGCTAACGCCAAAACAAAAAATATTTTGTGATGAATACCTAGTGGATCTTAATGCCACTAGAGCTTATAAGGCAGCATATAAAAGTATAAAGAAGGATGAAACAGCAAATGCAGCAGCAAGTAGAATGTTAAGAAATGTTAAGGTTAAAGAATATATTGATAAAAGAATGAAAGATAGAGAAAAAAGAACAGAAATAACACAAGATAAAGTTCTTCAGGAGCTTGCGAAGATAGCTTTTGTAAACGGTGCTGATTTTGCAAAAGTAGTCCAAAAATCTTATATGAAGCCTGTATATGATAAAGAGGGTAATAAAATAGATGAAGAAGAAGTATTTTACAAAGATGTTGAATTAACATTAACAGATGATTTGCCAGAAGATAAAAAGAAAGCTATAGCAGCTATTAAACAAACTAAATTTGGAATAGCAGTTGAAAGTTGTGATAAAGTAAAGGCCTTAGAGTTATTAGGTAAGCACCTAGGTATGTTTAAGGATAAAGTTGAACTAAGTGGAGATATGAATGTAAATAACCCTTTTCAAGATTTAACTATAGAGCAGCTATTAAAATTAGCTGGTGTAGAAGATGGATAAAGAATTAGTACAATTAGGAGCAAAGATAGAACTTGCAAGACGTAAGTTCTTTTTTTATTGCAATTTAAAAGCACCAGATTTTTATAAGCAAGATAGAGAGTACTTGGTTCAACTATGCAATGAATTTCAGGAGTTTCTTTCTTCAGATGAGGAAGTAATGATAGTAAATGAACCTCCTAGGCATGGAAAGAGTAGGACAGCAGGATTACTTGTAGAGTGGGTACTAGGTAAGGACCAATCACAGAAGATAATGACCGGGTCCTATAACGAAACATTATCCACCATGTTTTCTAAGAATGTTAGAAATTCTATTCAGGAAGAAAAAGCAGATAAATATAAACCAGTATTTTCTGACGTGTTTCCAGGAGTAAGAATAAAACATGGTGATGGAGCTATGAACTTGTGGTCTTTAGAAGGTGGATATAATAACTATTTAGCTACTTCTCCAACAGGTACAGCTACAGGATTTGGAGCTTCACTGCTAATTATAGATGACCTCATTAAGAATGCAGAAGAGGCTTACAATGAAGCGGTATTAGAAAAGCATTGGGATTGGTTCACTAATACTATGCTTTCACGTTTAGAAGAAGGCGGAAAAATAATAATTATTATGACCAGATGGGCCAGTGGTGATTTAGCTGGTAGAGCATTAGATTATTACAAGGAACAAGGTATTAAAGTTAAACATATAAGTATGAAAGCTTTAATTGATAAAGAGAAAAAACAAATGCTATGCCCAGAGGTATTAAGCTATAGAAGTTATATAAATAAAGTAAAAGCAATGGGTGCTGATATTGCTAGTGCTAACTATCAACAGGAGCCAATAGATTTAAAAGGAAGGTTATATAGTGACTTTAAGACTTATAAACATATACCTAAAGATAATAATGGTAATTCATTGTTTAATAGAATTAAGGCTTATATAGATACTGCTGATGAAGGGTCAGACTATTTATGTTGTATTGTTTATGGTGAATATAACAAAGAAGCTTATGTATTAGATGTTTTATATACTAAAGAACCTATGGAAGTTACTGAAACTGCAACAGCTAAAATGCTTTATGAAAATGAAGTTAACATAGCAGATATAGAAAGTAATAATGGTGGCCGTGGTTTTGCTAGGAGTGTAGAAAGAATATTAAAAGAGAAGTTTGGTAGTAATAAAACAAAAGTTAAGTGGTTCCATCAAAGTAAAAATAAAAAAGCTAGAATACTTTCTAATGCTACATGGGTTATGGACCATATATATTACCCAATTAATTGGAGAGATAAGTGGCCAGAGTATTATAACGCTATGGTGAAGTATCAAAGAGAAGGTAAGAATAAACATGATGACGCTCCGGATGCAACAACAGGAGTGTCAGAGAAGATAAATAAATCGAGTGGTATGTCAGTATTAAAATAAGGAGGTGCTAATTTGGGATTTTTGAATAGTTTAATAAAGCCTAGTAATCCAGCAATGACACAAGAACAGATAATAAATAAGCATATACAAGACTTTGAAAGTAGTCAAAAGAGAACCGATATGCTTATAGGTGAGAAATACTATGACAATGAAAATGATATTAAGCAAAGAAAAATGTATAAGTATATTGATGGGCAAAAGGTAGAAGATAAGGAAAGACCTAATAACAAATTAAGTCATGGATTTGCTAATCTATTAGTTGATGAAAAGGTAAGTTACTTATTAGGTACAAGCCCAAAGGTTACCGCAGATGATGAACAATTTCAAAAGAAACTTATAGAGATACTAGACTATAAATTTGGTGATAAACTTCAGGAGATAGGAGTTGAAGCAAGTAATAAAAGTATAGCCTGGCTTCAACCATATATAAATAATACGGGAGAATTAAAGTTTAGAAAACATGAAAGTGAACAAATAATACCTATATATAAAGACAATACTAAGGAAGAAATTGAAGCCATTATAAGATTTTATTATGTTGAAACTTATGAAGGAGATAAAAAGACTGATGTTAAAAAGGTTGAATATTGGACTAAAGATACAGTAACTTATTACACAGATTACAAAGGAAGCCTTATTCAAGATATAGAAGCTCCAGGAGAAGGGGAATCAACAGGACACTTTTTAGTTAATGGAGAATACCAAAGTTGGGGCAAAGTTCCCTTTATACCATTTCGTAATAATTCAAGAGAAAAGAATGATTTAACTTTTTTCAAGGATCTAATAGATGATTATGATAAAAACACCTCGGATACATCTAACACACTAGATGATATAGCGAGGTTTATTTATGTCTTAAAAAATTATGGAGGTACTGACCTAGATGAGTTCCTTAATGATTTAAAACTCTATAAAGTAGTTAAAGTTGATGATGAAGGCGGAGTAGATAAGTTAAGTCCGGACATAGATATAGAAGCAGTTGAGAGACATTTAGATAGATTAAAGAAGGATATTTATACATTTGGGAAAGGTGTAGATAAAGACACAGACAGATTTGGGAATAGTCCTAGTGGAATAGCTCTTAAGTTTTTATATTCAGCTTTAGATTTAAAGTGTGACCAGATGGAGAGAAAATTTAAAAATGCTTTTGATGAATTATTTTGGTTTATTGCTTTATATTTAAAAGTGAGTAACAAAGGATCGTATGATCATAAAACTGCTAAGGTTACATTTGTTAGAAATATGCTTATAAATACATCAGATGCTATTAAAAATGTTAGTGATTCACAAGGAATAATATCTAAGAAAACACAATTAGAAAATCATCCTTTTGTTTCAGATGTAGCAGAAGAATTACAACGGTTAAAAGAAGAAGAAAATATTAATTTACCATTCCAGGATAAGATACCTACGGAAGATGGTGGGGTAGATGAAGAATAGTGAGTACTGGGAAAAGAGAATAGCAAATAATACATGGAAAACTTATAATAGCTTAGAAGAAAAGAATAGAGCCTTATTAGAAATGTACCAAGAAGCAAGTTTAAATATTTCTGATGAATTGTATAGAGTTGCTGAAAAGATGAAAACTTCAACACCTATGCTTTCAGACATGCATAAGTTTAATAGACTTACTAAGCTTAAAAAGAATATAGAAAATATAATAGGTGAACTTGGGGAAGAGGTTCAAAAGTTTTATATAAATAATGCAACAGAAGGATTTAAAGAGACATATAAGAACATAAGAGTGTCATTAGGTGATTTAAAATTTACTGAGCCACCTAAAAAGCTTATGGAACAATTATTAAGAAAACAATGGGAAGGAAGTAATTTTTCTACTAGACTATGGAAGAATACACAGGTATTAGTTACAAATTTAAACGATATATTAACTAATGGACTTATACAGGGGAAAACAATAACAGAAATGGCTATACAATTAAATAATGCAATGAATACAGGCTTTAATATATGCCATAGATTAGTAAGAAGTGAAACCATGCACTATTTAAATGAAAGTTCTTTAAGAGCTTATATAGATAGTGGAGTTAAGAAAGTTCAATTGTGGGCAGCAGTAGATGAAAGGACTTGTCCTAGGTGTGGCGTAAAGCATGGGAATCCATATATAATAAGGGATGCTCCAGTATTACCATTACACGCTAACTGTAGATGTACTTATATACCTATAATTGATGGATTAAATGACAATAAAAATGATATAATTAATAATAAGACAGAATTTAAAAATGCTATAGATATTAAAGAAGCTGAAAGGTGGGCTACGGATAATCTTAAACTTAAAAATGTTAGTTATAAAGGAATTGACATAGGAGTAGCGAATTATATTAATAAATCTATGAATGATATTTATAGTAAGTATCCAATATTAAGCGGATTTGTGCAAGATATAAAAACAGATGGAAGAGCTTCAGCCCCAGCAAGCGCAAGTATAAGCTTTAAAGATGGAGTGCTTAATACAAAACTTACTTTATCAAAGAAAGATTTAGGAGATTTAAAATCTATTGATGAAATGATTAAAAGATGTGTTGATGATAAGTGGTGGACTCCTAAAGATGGGGTGAAAGGAATAATAGAACATGAGATGGGGCACATGATAGAGTATGCTACAACTTTAAAGAAATATGGCGTAATAAATGAAAATAAAGAATTAGTTGATCTAACTAATTTAAGATTAGCCTTTGGCAATATAAAGAATGGTGAGTTATCTAAGAATATAAAAATGGAAGCTTTAAATAATTTAATGATACTAAATACTAAAAAGAATGTTAAAGAACATTTAAGTGACTATGCTAATCACAGCACACTTGAATTTCTAGCAGAGGCAGTTTCTGAACATAATCCAAGACCTTTAGCTAAAGAAGCAGTAAAGATATTGAAAGAAAAATTAAAGGAGGTATGGAAATGATAGCAATACCAAAAGAACTTACGGGAATGGTTGAGTATGATGAAAATGATAATAGAATTTTAAAAGATGGAGCTACCGAAGAACAAAAAAGAATTTTCAAAGAGTTTTTTAACTTATTAGAATCAGAAAAGTTGACAGATACAATAATAGAGTATGAAGAATAAGAGGTGTTTTGAGTGAAAATAATATGCGATTCATGCAATAAAGAGTTTGTAATGAAACAGGAAATGCTTAAAGAAAAGTATCTAGGAGCAATGTACACAGAAACATATTATAATTGTCCTAAATGCAGGAAGAAATACCTAGTATGTATCATGGATTCTAAGTGCATGAAATTAAAAAGAAAAATAAAAGAAAATAGTTTAGCACGATTTAACACAACAAAAGATATTGAAACAGTTTTAATAGATAAGAAGATAGATAAATTACAACAAGAGCTTAAAATAGAAATGAATAGAATAAATGGTAGATAGCACGTACTAAGTAAAAATAGTAGGTGCTTTTATTATACCAAAAGTGGGGCGATAATAAGTGGGAATGGATAAGAATAATAAGGAAAAGTTAAACGAGGTTTATGTATTTGATGATAAGGGTCCAGGTGGAGCCAATCATGTTTATATGATATGTAAAAAAGATAAAGATATTTTAGACAGTGTACTAGTAGATATAAATTTTCAAAAAGGACCTCGTAAAGAAGGAAGTTCAACCAATGGTATAGCTAATGAAGATCTATTAGAGATAGTAAGGCATAGATTACAATGTTTTCAAGAAGGCCCTTATTCAAGCAGAGAAAACGCATGTGCATTAACTCATATAGAAGAAGCTCTAATGTGGCTTAATAGAAGAGTTGAAGATAGAATAGAGCGTAATGTTTTAGGCACAAATAATAAATAAGGAATGATATAAGTGAAATATAGAAAAAAGCCAGTAGTTATAGAAGCTAAACAGTGGAATGAAGATAACACAGCAGAAATACTTAATTGGTTAGGCGATATTGGTATAGGGTATATGAAAAACAGTGTAGTAACATATATAGATATAAAAACATTAGAAGGATATATAACAGCTAGCCCAAAGGACTATATTATAAAAGGTGTAAATGGAGAGTTTTATCCATGTAAACCAGATATATTTAAAAAGACCTATGAATTAGTTGAATGAAGCTTTAGAAATAAGGCTTTTTTATTTTGTCTTTTTAACTTTATTAAAGACGTAAAAAAAATAAATAAGTAACTATATTTGTGAAGCTAAACACGTATAAAAGCGTAGATATAGGAGGATTAGCATGGAAGAATTATTAAAAAAACTAGGTTACACAGATGAACAAATACAGAAGATTATAGGAGGGATGAAGGAAAACAAAATATATACAACTACAGAAGAAAAGATAGAGGAAAGATACAACAAGCTTAAAGAGCAAAAGGTTGCACTAGATGAACAAATAAAGACAGCTAATGTAACTATTGAGGACCTTAAGAAGAATAATACTGACAACGAAACTCTTCAATCTAAGATAGGAGAATATGAATCTAAGGTTAGCGACTATGAAAAACAAATACAAGATATGCAATTTAATTATGCAGTAGATGGAGCTTTAAAGGGTGCTAATGTGAGAAATACAAAGGCTATTAAGGCTCTTTTGAACATGGACAATGTAAAGCTTGATGGTGAAAATATATTAGGTCTTACAGAACAGTTAGAAACATTAAAGAAAAGTGATGCATATTTATTTGAGACTACCGTAACTGGTAATGAACCAACAGATGGAAATAGTAATCCAACACCACAAGATACAACAGATTTAAGAAGTGCATTAGCACAAAAATATCAATAAAGGAAAGGTGATATAATATGGCAATTACATTACAAGAAGCAAAAGTATCAATGGCTGATAAAGTAGATCAAATGGTTATAGATGAATTTAGAAGGAGTTCTTTACTATTAGATAAATTAATATTTGATGATGCAGTTTCTCCCGGAACTGGGGGAAGTACTTTAACTTATGGGTATACTAGATTAAAAACCCCAACACAAGCACAATTTAGGGAAATTAATAAAGAATATACAGCACAAGAAGCTAAGAGAGAAAAGCATACTGTAGACTTAAAGGTATTTGGTGGAGCTTTTGAATTAGATAGAATATTAGCTAATACTTCTGGTGCAGTAGATGAAGTTGACTTCCAACTTAAAGAAAAAATTAAAGCTGCAAGTAACTTATTTCATTACACTGTTATTAATGGTGACAGCGCAGTAGATTCAAAGGCTTTTGATGGATTAGATAAGGCATTAGTTAATAGTTCTACTGAATTAAATAAAGATAAGGTCATTGACCTTTCAACTTCTGCAGCAGTGGACGCAAACTACAAAGACTTCCTTGATATATTAGACGAGTTTCTATCTGAACTGGACGGCACTCCTAATATGTTAATGGGTAATGGCAAACTTATGGCTAAAATTAGAGCATGTGCCAGAAGAGCTGGTTACTTAACTAAAACAGAGGACGGATTTGGTAAGCAAGTGGATGCATATAATAATATTCCATTACTAGATTTAGGTTACTATGTAGATAATGCTGGTACCATACCTACTGTTAAAATCCAAAAAAGAACAGTTAATAGTTCTGAAGCTGATGGACTTACAGATTTATTCGCAACTAATATTAATTTAGGCGGTTTCCATGGTGTTACCGTTAAGGGAGATAAAATTATAAAAACATACCTTCCAGATTTAAACGCACCAGGAGCAGTTAAGACCGGTGAAGTTGAAATGGTTGCAGCAGTAGCATTAAAAAATTCTAGATCAGCAGGAGTTTTAAGAAATATAAAAGTAAGATAGTTAGGAGTGGGTTTTATGCCTAAGTATAAAATATTAGCCCCAAATAAAGAATACACTGGCATTAGTGCTAGTGTTTCTTTTATTAAGGGGGAAGGAATTACAGAAGATAAATGGTTGGTTGATTGGTTTAAAAATAAAGGGTATGAAGTTATAAATGAAGATGTGGAAGAAGATGTGGAAGAAGATAAGGAAGAAGGTACATCGGAGAACTTAACAGTAAAAGAGCTCAAGGAATTAGCAAAGAGCAAAGGTATAGAAGGGTACTCTGATATGAAGAAAGAGGAATTAATAAAAGCTTTAGAAGGTGTTAAAGATGCTAAACAAGATTAAAATAGCTCTTCCAATGTCTACAGCAGATACTTCAAAAGATGATTTATTAAATCTAATGATAGAAGATGTGCAGGAGTTTATTCTTAACTATTGTAATATTAAAGAACTTCCTGGAAAGGCTGAGAGTTTAATAAGAAGGATTGTAGTTATTAGGTGTAATATTATGGGTTCAGAGGGCTTAAGTTCTGAAAGTTATAGCGGAATATCACAATCATTTATAGATGGACTTCCTAAAGATATTAAACAAGAACTTGGAGCTATAAGGAAGGTGAAATTTAATGCCTAGTATTAATAGAGATATGGAGCCTATTTTATTAGAAACTAAGATTAAAACTAGAACACCTTCAGGAGCTACAAAAGAAGAATGGAAAGAAAGCAACACTATTGAAGTGGCTATTTATGATATAGATGATAGGATTAATACACAGAGTGTTAAATTTAATGATTCTAGCCATACTGGACTTACTAGACATAAGGATATTAAAGAAGGAATAAATA